TAAGAATTGATACACCTGCTGCAAATATCCTTAGAACATCTGATGGTAAGTTTGATTCTAGTTATATCATTAGAACTATGGATATATCTAATGATTATTTTAAGTTAGAAGGTAAGAGAGTAAAAGGATTGACATCTGGTGCAACTGCAATTATTGAAGTAGTTATTGTAGAAATACTTGGAAGTTTTTGTGTCTCTACTATGTTTCTTTCTGAGGTGTTTGGTGAATTTGTATCAGGAGAGATTGTTACTGATGATATTTATAGTTTTAGTATAGGAAATATCATAATTGATTATAATGTAACTAATCTGGGCACTGGTTATAATGTTGATGAAATCATACCATTATCTGGAAGTGCTAAAAATAGCGGAGCACTTATTCGGATTAAAGAAATAACTACTGGATCGTTATTTTCTGTTACTATTAGTAATGGTGGTACTGGATATAAACTTGGAGATAAACTGGATATTGATAATATTAATAAATTATCAATGGATGGTAGAACAGCTAGTCTAATAGTTAGTAGTGTTGATAATAACGGTAGTATTGTGAAGTTGTTTATAGAAAATAGTGGTAGTGGATATATTGCTTTACCTACTATATCTGGTGGATCAGGTGTTGGTGCTTCTATTCAGTTTGATTTAAATGGTACTGGTATAGGTGGTGTAAAAACTTTAGAAATAGTCAACAGTGGATTTGGGTATAATACTATTCCTGTTTTAGATTTTTCTCTTTTAGGTGATGGTACTGCTACTGCGGAATTAGTTATAGGTGGATTTGATAGTACACCTAAATCAAGATTTATTAATTCTGATGGATTTTTAAGTGCAGATAAATATTTACAGGATAGTTTTTTCCATCAATTATTTTCATATGAAATAACATCTACACAAAATATTCAGTTATGGAGAGATATTATTAAACGTCTTGTCCATCCAGCTGGATTAGCAATGTTTGGAAAAGTACAAATCATAACAAGTGTTTCAGCACCATTAAGTATTAGTAATGTAATTCCTGATACTACAGACAGATATACTATTATTTTCCATGACGGTGTTGAACCTCCTCATATATTAGATTTAACTATAGAATCATGTGATGATGATCAAGACATGAGGATGCACGTTGAGATGGATGATTATGGTGACTTTGTTTTAGTACCTGATCTTTTAGATTATCAACCATCACCTGACGATTTAAGTACTGTATTCTCTTCTGAAGAAGATTTTCAACCAAACAGTGAATTGTTATCTAGTTCTGTTTCTTCTGAAGAAAGTTGGGGATTGATAGTAGAACCTTTTGCTACGGTTGCAGAAGCAAATGTAGGTTGTCCTGGCGATGAAAATTTTCCTTTTAAAATTAGGAATGATGGATCAATAAATGAAAAAGGGTTATGTTCACCTACTGATTTTGGTTTGATTACTGATATTGATATTAATAGTGGAGTTTTAAATCTTGAACCAGAATCGTATGGTAGAATTTGGGATCCTGAATTTTTCTTCAAGCCAACGAAGTGTCAAATCATGGAACAAGATTTATGGGTTCTAAGATTATCTGAAGTTGATGGTTATGATGATTATGCATTTACCACTGATGCTGCTGGTTCTTATACTGGGAGAACAGATCCAATAGAAGACTATGGTGCTGTGAATGAATCACCTACTGTAAAAAAAGATGATTACGGAAAAGTTACTTTTCATAATACATTTTTTGGAACACAATTAAAATTAGGTCCAATTCAAAGAACACAGGATAGAATAAAGTTTCAATCAAGATTTAGAACATTAGATAATAATGGTGGTGTTGATATTATTGAATTATTTGATGGTGGTTCTGGTTTTGAAATTGTTCCTACTGTTACCATAGAAGCTCCACTAGAAGGAGGAGTGAATGCTACTGCTACTGCAATATTTGAAAGAATAGTAATACCAGAAATTCAGTCTGGTTTAGGTGATGGTACAACTAATCCAATAGAACTCATTCAAGATGTAATTAATATTTTTGATATTACAGTTAGTATTAATGGTTTGATACAAGCTCCAAATATTGATTATACTATAAATTCTAAAGTACTAACATTCGATGAGGTTGTTGTATCTGGAGATCTAGTTGTAGTATATTATTTAAATATTAATAAAGAATCTAGTGTTCAAGTAGGTGTTGGTGATGGTTCGACTTCTCCATTCGTTCTTACTCAAGACGTAGGAAGTGGTGATGCAGCATCTGAAAATGTTTTAGTTAGTATTAATGGATTAATTCAAAGTCCAAATCGGGACTATGTTGTGAGTGGTACAAGTTTATCCTTTGGTGAAGTTGTTCCTCTTACTGATACTATCGTTGTTTATTATTTAGGTTTACAATTAACCAATACTCAGAGAAGCTCAGGTGATGGTACAACCAACCCATTAGTTCTTTCTCAATCAGTAAACAATATAGGAAATATAATTGTAAGTATTAACGGAGTAAGATTATTACCAAATATTGATTACACTGTAGATGGGACAACGTTGACATTTGATGAGGTTGTACTTACTACAGATACAATACTTGTCCATTTATTAGATCCTATTGAAAGAGTCCATCCTGACTTTGATTCAATTATTGGTATCAGAGTAGATACTATTGGTACAGGATATGAGATAGATGTTCCCACTGTAACAATTAGTCCATCAGAATCGGGTGTTGTTGCAATAGCAACTGCTGTATTGCAGAGGGGATCATATTATAATCCTATTAGTTATAAAGGGAATGATAAACCATTTCCTCCTATATTTTTTAGAGGAAATAAAACTAAAAGGTGTGTCGATCCAATCATAACCCAGTATAGTCTCATAGAAGATCCCGATAATATTGGGGAATTTTATGAAACAACTCCACCGGATATTTTTGAGCGTAAAAATTATCCTGTTTAAATAAGTGTTATAAATATAAAAATAAGTATAAACAATATCAAAGGAATTACAATATGAGTGCAATAATCAATAATAGTTTTAGAAAATTTCAAGCTGATAATTTCATAGATTGTTTTACGGAAGCAGCAGCTGATGGTTCTTTAAAGAAAAACATTTATGTAGCAATTGGTAAAAATGATCAATGGAGTGGTAATACAGCAGATAATTTTTCCGAATTCAGGGTAACTGATTCTATTAATTCTACTGCAAGTGATACCAATATTCCTCTTCCTGTTGATACTGTACAGGGCCCGTATATACATTGGGATGACATTGCTGCTATTAAAAGAATAACAGATGTATCTCATGTAATTGCTAGATATAATTGGACAAGTGGTATAGTATATCGTGAGTATACACACGAAAGAGATGATATTATAGACAATATTAATCCTGCTCAAATAACACAACCAATAGTAGCTGAGTCTCCATTTTATGTTTTCACAGAAGATTTTAGAGTTTATAAATGTATCTCTAATAATAATGGAACAGCATCTATACAAAAACCAACTGGTGCTTCTACTGGATTAACGAAAACTATTACTGATGGATATATTTGGAAATTTATGTTTGAAGTAGAACAAGCAGATGTTCTTAAATATGTTACACCTGATTGGATTCCTGTCAATGCACCTGCTAATGCTAGTCAAATAGAACAGCTTGCAGTAGAAAGTGCAACTATTGATGGTTCAATAGATTATATTAAAGTTGTTCAGGGTGGTTCTGGTTATAGATTTACTACAGGTAATCCTCTTGATGGTGCTGGTGTTGGTAATATTCCATTACAAGATGCTTCAGCTGGATCTACTACATTGGTAGCTAGTACTGTAGATGATTTTTATAATGGACTAACTATATTTATTACAAGTGGGCCAGGGCAAGGACAATTTAGAACCATTACTGATTATGATGGTACGAGTAGAACTGCAACTATTTCACCTGATTGGGATACTGGTAATTTACCAACTAGTGCTAGTGTTTATTATATATCACCACAAATCACTATTGATGGTACTGGTGGTATTGTAAGTGTTCCTGGCGGTACGGGGATAACTGCTAGAGTATCTAAGGTAGGTGCTGGTGGTGTTATAGAAGAGATAGCATTAGTTTCTAAAACTCCTACTGGCAGTACTAGATATAGGAGAGCAAATGCTGTGATAATTGATGGTACTGGTTCTGGAGTACATGGTACTGGTGCAGAACTAAAAGTAATTATTAATCCACTTGGTGGCCATGGTTCAGATTGTGTATCAGAATTAGGTGGAGCTTTTGTAATGATGAACGTTAGACTACGCGGAGAAGATGGTGATGGTGATTTTGAAACTGGAGTTAATGCAGATTTTAGAAAAGTTCATCTGTTAGTAAATCCTAAAGTTATTGGTGGTGCTCAGGGATTAGCAACAGCAACAACTTATAAAACAACTGAATTGCAACAGGATACTGGAACAATACTTTATACTGAATTTCGTCCCCCAATTCATCGATCATCAGATTCAACTGAAGATATTAAACTAGTAGTAGAATTCTAGTATATAAATAATTAAAAAAATAAAAGGTAATTATGTCTAATAACATTACAATAAATACAAATCAGAATCCTTATTTTGATGACTTTGATGATGATAAAAATTTTCATCAGGTTTTATATAAACCATCACTTCCTATTCAAGCTAGAGAATTAACTACGCAACAAAGTATTCTTCGTGATCAAATGAAGAAGTTTGGTGATCATATGTTTAGGAATGGTAGTAAGGTGACAGGTGCAGATCTTGTCTTAAATTTGGATTATGAATATGTTAAATTAAAACCACAGTACAACGGTGTTGATATTGATGTATCTAGTTTTTCTGGAAAAACAATAACTGGTTCTCAAACAGGAACTAGAGCTATAATTTTAGGATTTTCCGAAAGTGATTCTACTACTGGTGATCCTGATACTGTATATGTTAAATATATTACAGGTGGTTCTGTTACTAATAGTATACAGGGTATTACTGTAGATCCACAAAATCAAGGTAATGGTTTTACTGTTACACCAACTATTCAAATATCAGGTGGTGGGGGAGTAGGTGCAACAGCGGAAGCAATTATTAGTAGTGGAAAATTAATTGCAATTAATGTTACTAATAGAGGAACAGGATATACTAGTAATCCATCTGTATCTATTCTTGGCGGAAATGGTGCTGGTGCAATTGCTACTGCGACTAGAGAAACTAAATCACAATTTCTAGCAGGTGAAAGAATTTCTTCATCTGATGCATTTGTTTCTGCTGATATAGTTGATGCCACACCAACTAGTATTCAAAGCGCAGTAATTACCAAGGGGGGTTCAGGATATACAGAACCACCACTAGCAACTATTGCTAATGCTCCTGTCGGTGGAACAAATGCAACTGCATCAGTAAGTATAGTTGGTGGTGTAGTAACATCTATTACTATTACTAGTCAAGGTTCAGGATATACTGATATTCCAGTAATAATTATTGATGATGCTCCTGCCGGTGGTGTGACAGCTACAGCAGATTGTGTTCTTTCAACTGCTGTAGGTAAAGGTAGTTCTGCCTCAGTTACAGAAGGTGTGTTTTATATCAATGGTAATTTTATTAAAATACCACAACAAACATTAATACTTGAAAAATACTTTAATGATCCAACATATAGAGTTGGACTTTCTGCATTAGAAAAAATTGTAAATGCTGGCGACGATGTAACGCTTCTTGATAATTCACAGGGTTCTTCTAACTTTGCAGCACCTGGCTCAGATAGGTTAAAAATAACATTAACCTTATCTAAGAAGACTATAGAATCTACTGATGATACAGATTTCTATGAGTTATTAAGAGTTAATAAAGGAACGAAAGAACAAGATATTCAAGTACCAGTATATTCTACATTAGAAAATACTTTTGCTCGTAGAACGTTTGATGAATCTGGGAGTTATACGGTAAGATCATTTAATATTCAACTTAAAGATGATCCAGATGATGATACTAAATTTATTGTAAGATTAGATCCAGGCAAAGCCTTCGTTGAAGGTTTTGAATTTGAAACATTAGTTTCACAGGATATTAAATTAGACAAAGCAAGAGATACTATAGATGTTAGTGGTTTTGATAGACTTATGCAGTACGGCAACTATGTCGTTTTGAAAGAGTTGAATGGACTATTTGATATTTCTGAACATAAAGTAGTTGATCTACATAATGTTACTCATTCTAATATAGATTTAAATAATTATGCAGCTTCAAAAATAGGAGAAGCTAGGGTAAGGAGTATTGATTTTTCCTCATCGACTGCTGGTTCTAATAGATTATTTAATTTATATATTTATGATGTAAAAATGATAGATGAAACATTTGCACAGGTTGAATCTGTAGTATATACTGATGATGCTACTATTAGTACTGTTTTACTTTCTGCAAAAGCAAATATTGATGACACTGGTAAAGTTGGTGTTTCATCTAGTGGCTCTACATTATTACTTGAAACGTCTGATAATAGTCTTATTTTTAAGTTACCCCAAGATACTATTAAAACAATTCGTGGCCTTAATAATGTAATAGACACAAACTATCAAGTTAAAAAAGTTATTAAAAATCAATCATTTACTGGTGGTATTGCGAATATTGCTAGTGCTGGTGCTTCTGAAACATTTGTTGGTTCTGGTAATTTATCCCCTAGTGTTATAAGAGAAAATTATTTAGTAGTTGTTAGAAGTTCTGATACTTTACCTGTTGGAAGTATAGTTAGATTTGATGTTGCAGGAACTGCTGTATCAGTTAATGCTCCTCAAAATACTACTGCAACTTTTAATGCTAATACTTCTGCAAGTTTTCAAGCTGATATTATTGCTACTGTAAATGTTAGTGGTAAGCAGGAGAAAGTAAAGAATTTAACAAATAATAGTACATTAACATTTCCTACTCCTAGCAATTTAACAACAGTATCCCATTCTCTTGATAAATCTGATCTTTATAGGGTAAAGGCTATTTATGATTCTGGTGATCTTAATAACGTTCCAGTACTTCCAACTCTTACAGTTGCTAGTACTCCAGATAATCTAACTCCTGGCGAAACTATTACCGGACTAATCTCTGGTGCTAAAGGCACAGTTATAGAAGGTGCTGGTGGAAGTACATCTGTCACCTATGTTCCAACATCGGGAACTTTTGTTGCTGAGAATGTTACGGGTGCTGATTCTTTTTTTACAAAAGTAGTTTCTGTTGTATCCAATATTGATGATAGTTTTCCAAGTAAAAATATTTTATCACGATATAGTGTTGACTCCGGCCAAAGAGATAATTTATATGACTATGGTAGTATTAAGTTAAAGACAGGACAAACAGCACCTACAGGACAGATTACAGTTGTGTTTGATTATTTTACACATACGGGAACTGGTTATCTTTCTGTTGATTCTTATACTGGTACTATTGATTTTAATATTATTCCAAAATATACAAGTCCAGTATCAGGTGTTGAAGTTGAACTTAGAGATTGTATTGATTTTCGCCCAAGACGATCAGATAGTGATTCTACTATAATAGAAAATATAGAACTTCCAGTTCCTAATACAAATTGGGAAGCTGATTTTAGTTATTACCTTCCAAGAGTTGATTCGGTATATTTGAGTAGGGAAAGAAAATTTGGTAGTAATAAAGGTATTTCTTCATTGACAGCAGTAGCACCAACTAGACTTGATGGTACTATGAATATTTTTACCTTAACTATTCCTGCATTTACCTTTAAAGCAAAAGATATAAGAGCAGAGTATATTGAAAACAAAAGATACACTATGCGTGACATTGGTAAGTTAGAAAAAAGAATTTCTAATGTTGAGTATTATACTTCTCTTTCATTATTAGAAAAAGATGCTGAATCACTTGTCATTAAAGATTCTAGTGGTTTAGATAGATTTAAGAATGGATTTTTGGTTGATGGATTTAATGGCCATAGTGTAGGTAATGTATTAAGTGAGGATTATCAATGTGCTATTGATTTTGATGAAAAAATATTACGTCCAAGATTTTCTTCTAATATTACAGATTTGTTTTATGATGAAGCATCATCCACTGGTGTTAAAAAGACGGGTGATTTGATTACTCTTCCTTATGATAATAGAGCATTCATATCTCAACCAATTGCAAGTAAATCAATTAACGTAAATCCATTTGCTGTATTAGCATGGATTGGTACTGTTGAATTAACTCCTCCGAATGATAACTGGGTTGATACTAATAATAATCCAGAAGTTATTGTAAATCTTCAAGGTGAAAATGATGCATGGCAAAGTTTAGTTGGTTTATCTTTTGGTACACAATTTAATGATTGGCAAACCTTTGGTACTGGTAGAGAAACAGTACTTGCCTCTAGGGGTGGTAGATCTGGTAGAGCTATTACAGTTACACAAACTGTTGAAAGACAAACATTACAATCTAGGACAGGTATCCGAAATGAGATTACTGGTTCTGATGCTGTAAGAAATAGCATTGGTGATAGGGTTGTAGATGTTTCTGTTATTCCTTTTATTCGTCCGAGAGATATTATAGTTAATGTAACAGGAATGAAACCTAATACTAAGGTTTATGCTTTTTTTGATGGTGAACCTGTTTCACAATTTTGTACACCAGACGGTGAAAGCTTAGCAGGAACAGATATCAATACAGATAATGCTGGTTCTATAACTAATTTAAAATATTCAATTCCAAATTCAGATACACTTAGATTTAGAACTGGTGAACGACAGTTTCTACTATGTGACAATGAATCTGGTGATTTGATTACTGCGTCTACATATGGCGAGGTGGTTTATCAAGCACAAGGATTGCTACAGACAAGAGAAAATGTTGTAGTATCTACAAGAGTTCCAAGAATACAATCTTTTGCACAGGGTAGTGCTACTGATTTTAGAACTACCACGAATACATTTAATCGTGTTAATGTTGTTGGATTTGTTGATCCATTAGCAGAAACATTTCTTGTCGATCCTGCATTGTATCCAGACGGAGTATTTATATCTGATATTGATTTGTTCTTTAAGACAAAAGATGAAGATGGACTTCCTGTAACATTACAAATTCGGGATACATTAAATGGTTTCCCTGCTCAAACGATCATTCCGTTTTCTGATGTTAATAAATTTCCTGCTGATGTTAATGTAAGTGACGACGCGACTGTACCAACGAATTTTGAATTTCCATCGTTAGTTTATTTGCAGCCCGGTGAATATGCAATGGTAATATTAAGTAATAGTTTGAAGTATGAAGCATGGATTGCTGAATTGGGGGAAAACAGGATTGGTACTGATAGAAAAATTTCAGAACAACCATATGCTGGTGTATTTTTTAAATCACAGAATGCATCAACTTGGAGTCCAGATCAAAATCAGGATTTAACATTCAATATAAATATAGCAGAATTTTCTACGGGAAATCTTGCTAATGCTGTTTTTAAGAATGGTAATTCTTCTTCTACGATTAAAGCTGATATTCTTCAGATTGTTCCACAAGAAGTAAGAATAAATAAAACTAATATATCATGGGCTATTAAAACTAGAGAAGCTGGTACAGATGTATTTGATATAGAATATAGACCATTGATTCAAAATACCAATTTTCTTTTAGATAGTCAAAAACACATTACAGATACACCAAATAGAACAGACTTTGAATCAAGAGCACAACTTCGTTCTAATAGTAGATTTATAAGTCCTGTTATTGATACTGCTAGAAATAGTGTTATTACTGTAGAAAATATTATTAATAATCTAAAAGATGATGATGGTATTACATCAGGCGGAGATGCAACAGCAAGGTATCTTACTAGAAGAGTTACATTGAAGGACGGATTTGATGCTACTGATTTGGAAGTATTTATGACTGCCAATCGTCCTTCAAATTCAAGTATTTTTGTTTATTATAAAGTATTATCACAATTTGATACTACATTATTTGACGATAGGCCTTGGACATTAATGAGTGAAGTATCAAATCCTAGTAGTGTTTCTGCTTCTAATGATGAAAGGGAATATTTAGATCTTGAATTCAGTACAATTACTCCAGATACAGAATATGTTACTGATGCTGTTACTTATGATAGTTATAAAACTTTTGCTGTTAAGATTGTTATGATTTCACCAAAGACTACAAAAGTTCCATTGATAAAGGATTTAAGAGCTATAGCATTAGCATGAAGAATATAAAAATACAAGAAACAAAATATGTCCGTGATACCAATTCTAAAGCAGTTCTAAATACAAATAGGAAAGCTTTAGAAAATTATAAGATGGCAAGACAAAAAAAACAAAACGAAATTGATGATATAAATAATATGAAGAGGGATATAGCTGAACTAAAAGAAATGATAAAGAACCTATTAGGAAAACAAAATGGCTAAAATTGTACAAAAAAGACGAGGTACTACTGAGCAACATAAAGGTTTCGATGGACAGCAGGGTGAAGTAACAGTCGATCTTACTGAAAATACAATAAGAGTACATGATGGTTCTTCATTTCCTGTAGATCAGCCTTCTGGGTTTCCTCTTGCTAGAAGTGATATGAGTAATGTTGCTGATGTTGTTGGTATTATTCAATTAAATCTACAAGATGGTACTCAAGGACAGGCAATAGTAACAGATGGAAGTGGTAATATATCATTTTCTAGTTCTGCTGATGCATCTGGTTCTATTGTTGGTGGTGACATATCTGGTACAGTTGGTAATGCACAGATAATTCCACAAGCAGTTGGTACAACCGAACTTACTGATTTAAATGTAACAAGGGGTAAACTTGAACCTGATGCTGTTGATAATAGTAAACTTGCTGATAACGCTGTACGCACAGAAAATATTGTTAATGAAGATGTAACAACACCTAAGATAGCAGATTTTAATGTAACAAGAATTAAAATAGATGTAGATGCTATTGATAATAGTAAACTTGCTGACGATGCTGTACAGACAGAAAATATTGTTAATTCAAGTGTAACTACTATTAAAATTGCTGATTTAAATGTAACAAGGGGTAAACTTGAAGCAGATGCAGTTAACAATAGTAAACTCGCTGACGATGCTGTACAAAATGAGAATATTGTTAATCAAACCATCGGAGTTGAAAAACTTTTCCCTACTGGATTATTGCCAGGATTGGATGGAAGTCAATTAATTAATATCATAACAGTACCAGAAGGATTGATTGCAATGTGGCATGGTGATATTGTAAATATACCTGTTGGCTGGGCACTTTGTGATGGTGGTAATGGAACACCAGATTTAAGAGAAAAATTTATTATTGGAACAACTGAACTTGCTGATGGTACTGTTGGCATTCATCCAATAAACTCAACTGGTGGTTCTACAGATTCAGGACCACATACTTTGACTATTGCTGAATTAGCAGCACATACTCATACATATACTATCCATCCAGGCAGATCAGAAGGTGGTGATAATGCAAACGTAGGAAATCCTTCTTCCTCAGTAACGGGTTCTGCTGGTGGTGGGCAACCACATACCCATAGTGGTTCATTACCACCTTACTATGCATTGGCATATATTATGAGATTAGCTGAAGGTGCTGTAGCAGTATAATAACCCTTAATTTGAGAAAGGATATTAATTATGGTAGTAAAGGGGATTAAAAAAATTACTAATAAAAATATTGAGGATGGAGAGATAATTGTAAAGAAAGACTTTCTTACTCATAAAGAATCAACTGATTTTTGGTACTTGACGAATACTTGTCAATGGAGTTATGGTAGAGTTTCAAATACATACTCTGGACAAAAACAAAGTAGGATGACTAGACCTTTTGATACAGATGCATTTGTGAAAACTGATTTATGGATAAGATTAGATAATCTTTTTGAGAATGAATTAAGTCTTTCAAAATCATATATTAATTATTCTGATCATGCTACAGTAAGTCTTCCTCATTGTGATGGTGAAGTGTCTGGGCCAACCATTATGATTTGTTTGAATCAAGAATGGAAAAAGGATTGGGGTGGGTATACAGTTTTATTTGAATCTATGAATAGCAATAATATTACTCATGCAATAGTACCGGAGCCCGGTAAAGCTTTTATATTTAATGGTGGTAATTGGCACTCTGGTGTTCCTGTAGCACACTTTGCAGACTACCCAAGATTTATGTTGACGCTACATTGTTTTTTAGATAAGGGAGAATCGAATTGAAAAAATTAACAATAGTTCCTGAAGATAATATGGTTATAGTTGACGGCGAAGGACTAATAGTAGATGTAGTAGTCGATGCTG